CCGCCAACCGTTACAGTGTAATTTGTAGCAATAGACAAAGATTCAGCAGTGACTTCTCTGTAACCACCAGCGCCGCCGCCGCCAAAAGACCCGCCGCCGCCACCAGCAACCACGAGGTAGTCAACAGTAAGTGCAGGAACAAAACTCCGCTGGTTTTGAAATATCGCTTGTAAAGCGCCGCTCATGTTAAGCCGCTCCCTGAGATAAGCCACGATGTAGATGTAATTTTAATGCAAGTTGCAGAGCCATACTGCGCTAAAGTGCGTGAACCGGCAGTACCAGCAGGTGATAAAGTCAACGTATCAGTTGTTATCGCAATCGTTACGGCTGCTGCTGCCATATTAATGAATGTAATTGCTGTCCCGGTTGGGTAAGCAACAGAACTGTTAGCAGGAATCGTAAATGTTCTTGCGTTGTTGTCGCTGACTGGGTGAAATATATGCTTGCCACTATCAGCTAAAACTAAGGTGTAGGCGGTTGATTGGCTGTTTTGCGGGATGACCCTAAACCCAACGGCATCCGCGCCATCTACCGTGCAATTGGATAAGGTGCCGCTGGCAGGCGTCCCTAAAACTGGTGCCGTCAGCGTTGGCGAGGTCAGCGTTTTATTGGTAAGAGTATTGGTGCTAGTAGCGGTCACTACATTATCAACAGTCAGCGTTTGGGTGCTGGTTTCAATTTCGTCAACTCTTACTTTTCCGTATGCCATTTTAAAGAATCACCGCACTTGATGGTACTTTAACACTATAGCTGGGAGTTATTCCAATCACGGTTTAGGCAGCCAGCTTGTAGTTGCCTCATCCCAGCTATAAAGCTCGTCGCCATCAGGCATTGGTACTGGTGGCACCCATAAGCATGTGGCTTCATCTAGCAACCAACTTGCGTAGGGTTGCGGCGCGATAAACGCATCACGCTGCTGGTCGTAGGTGTAACCAATACCGGCGTAGTTTTTGCGATACGGCATACCACCATTGTTATGCACATTGCCGTTGGTGTTATAGCTGGTGCGTTTGCACGTTTGACTACGGAAGTTGCCGTAATGTTGTTCCCAGTCAGTATTATCTTCCCCTTCATTTTTACCGACGATTACTTCGGTAACGATGTTGTTTGTGTCTAGGAATGCGTAGTGTGCCATGTTTAACTCCAGGATACGTTGCCGGTGCCGGCAGTAAATTTTGCGACTGTATTCCCACCATTGGCACTAGTTGTATAAGTCAAACCACCGCCAGGGTTTGAAATGGTCAAGGTATTGACATAACTTATAATGACGACCCCAGAGCCGCCAGCATAGCCATTTTGGCCTTCCTCATTATGAGCGCCACCGCCGCCTGAGCCAGTATTAACTACACCAGCACTACCATTATTAGTGTCTAATGTCCCGCCTCTACCACCAATACTTGAAGCAGTTGTATTTGTTGAGCCACTGGAACCACCTGCGGCATAAAACACGGATGATCCGGTAATGCTGGATGCCGTTCCAATGCCGCCTGCGCCTGTTCCAATGCCGGTTCCGCCCACTCCACCTGAACCGCCACCACCGCCAAACGGAGTACCACCATTATTGCCTTGTGATGGGCTAGTGCTTGGGGTATTACCTGAACCGGCGCCTTGAGTTTGCCCGCAGCCTCCTCCTGATCCACCGTTTAATCCAGCACTTGCAAGGGTGCCGCCACCGCCACCGCCGCCGCCACCTGCGCTGGTAATAGTGCTAAATACTGAATTAGAGCCAGTTGTGCCTGCGCCACTTGTCCCAGCAGCGCCACCACCACCAACCGTAACTGTGTAATTAGTACTTGGTGTAATACTAAATCCTGTGTTAGTTCTATATCCTCCGGCACCACCGCCACCAGATATACCGTTGTTGGTACGACCACCGCCGCCCCCACCAGCGGCTACAAGGTAGTCAACTGTTATCGCAACAGGCTGCCCCGGCCAAATACTTTGGCTTCGCGCTAGTAATACTTCATTTAATGTCCATACGCCAGAAGCTACTGATGTAGTAGGCGTATTAATAACGCCAATAATTCCACCGTTACTCATACTGTAATCTCCAATGCGCTAAGGGTTACTTCTAGATCACTCGCTACTGATGCGGTAGCCCTGACCTTCTGTGACTGTTTAAGTATGAGCTTATTTGTTACCACTTCTAGAGAGGCGTCTGCTGGCACTGCAATGGTGCTAGCTAATGTGCTTAATACTGTGTTGCTGCCGTCGCATACTGTGAGCGTAATATTCGCTGCACTGGTGCCATCTACGTTGGCGACTAAACAGCTCAGCACAATAGCGCGGTCTGCTGCGTTAGCAGTAGGCGCTTGGTAAATGTCTGTTGCGCTGGTCGTTGTGAGCTTGATGCTGGCGTTGTTAAATGTTTCAGCCATGGTGTCAGGATAGTGCGATTACAAGGCCAAGGCTTACGCCAGCAGCCGGGGTAGTAAAACTCAATGTACCAGAACCGTTAGTAGTTAATACTTGCCCGTTACTACCATTACTGCTGGGCAATGTCAGCAAATTTGAGGCAGCAACTGCTGGCGCTCCAATTTCGGTATAACCAGATGTTGCTCCGTTTAGCCGTAAGCTCATGGGATTAGCTCGGAACCAATTATATTATACATTAGACGACAACCCAATTAGCACCTGCCGGAATTGTCACAACGGCGCTGGCATTAATTGATACAACACCCGCGCTTATAGCATTTTTACTTGCAGTGAGGGTGTAACTGGTAGTAACAGTTTGGTCGTTTTCAAAAAACACCTTATCTGTTCCGCCGCCTTTAGCGCCACCTCCTCCCGCTTCTGCCCAGCTCAACGCCCCAGCAGCATTACTGACTAACGCATAACCAGAAATTGCTGCATCAGAGTTAGGTAACGTCCATGTGATATTCGCGGCTACCGTTGCTGGTGCTTGAAAAGCCACCCAATTGCTACTGTCAGCATCGCCAAAGCGCACGTCGCCTTGGGAGTTAATAGTGACATTGCCGGTAGTCGTTATATTTTGAGCGCCAAAGTCTGGGCTGATCTTGGTGCCTGCAATGGCAGCCGAGGCATTTACATCAGCATCAAGAATGGTCCCGTCAAGGATCATCGTGCTGGTGACCGTGCCAGTGTCACCAACCGTGACGACATTACTGCCGCTCTTGGTTAGCGCACCAGTTACAGCAACAGTGCTATCAAATGTGGCTGCACTGGTTACATCCAGCGTGCCTGGGATGTCAATATTGCTGGCCCATTCAACGCCAGTACCAGCTGCATCAGTTTGTAGTAATTGCCTAGCTGAGCCATCAACTAATTTGCTGACTGAGATTTCAGCAGTTGCACTAATGTCGGCATCAACAATGGTGCCATCGGCAATCATTGCACTTGTAACCGTACCGGTATCGCCCGTGGTAATTATTGTGCCGCTTACATTAGGCAGCAGGATTGTGCGATCAGCTGTAGGATCTACTACATACAATGAAGTTTCAAAGTTATCAGTAGTAGCGCCCTCAAATATAATAAAAATGCCAGTGTTTAATGCTAAATTACCCGTTAGAGTCCCGCCTGCTAAAGCTAATTTTTCAGTATCAAGTTCTTGTAATGCTGATTGTACGTTGTTACTTGCAATACTGCCAGCAGGTGTAACTTGTATATTACTAGCAAGTTGAGCGGTTACAGTATCCGATACATCTAGCAATGTCCAGCTGTTACCGTTAGATAGCAGCATGTCTGGTGGTGACAATGCAACAATAGGAGCTGGTGCGGTGCCAGTACCAGGTTGATCTACAACAACATAATGAGCTATGTTTGCTGCAACCGGTGATACCAAGGCGGCACCTACAGCTAATCCAATAGCTGAGCCGTCAGGAGTAACAGAAGTAATTAAATTAGTAGCTGCATCATATGTACCAGAAAATACTACCTGGCCGAAACTAACGCCAATAGGTTGGTAAACGTTACCATCCCACATGTACAATGTTCTTTCTAGCGGGTTAAAGAACAACTGGGAAATATAATCAGCTGTCGGGAAAGCATCACTAATTTTACCTGCTGCGTAGTTAGCTAATTTTGCACCTGTAATAGTATTAGCGCCGTACCTATCAACGCTTAGGGTGCCTGTTGTGATCTTTGCAGTGTCAAGGCTTGGTATATCGCCCGCTGATAACACTGTGGCCGCAGTTGTTATGCCTTTATCATTTAATGTAACTTTGGTATAGGTGCCAGCCGTAACACCTGCTTGCGTTGCAAGTGATATGGTGCCAGTACTGACACTAAAATCAGAGCCAACAATAACGCCACCTAATGCAGCATTTGTAGCTGCGGTAACACCTACAATCCCGCTGCCGTCTACACTTAAGCCCGTGCCAGTGCGCATCGCGCCTCTTACACTGCTAGTTGCAAAAGGTAGATCTGTTCCTACTAAAGCAACAATACCGCTTATATGACCTTGCGCATCAAAAGTAATCCCGCTTGTTGTGCCAGCCGTAGCAGCATTTGTGTGGTTTAATACGCCACCACCGGTAACACTTAAACCCGTGCCAGGTAATACTGCGCCCTTTACGCTGCTGGTAGCTACTGGTAAATCAGCCGCTGCCAGTGATGCGCCTAGTGTTACGTGCCCTTTTACGTCAACCGTAAGTTTGGTGTATTCACCTGCTGTAACACCAGATGCAGCATGTTCAAGGCTGCCAGTGCTTGCGTTGCGAACAATGGGACTGGTTGGCGCTACTAGCTGTAAATTGCTACCGCTAATGTTTAAACCGCCAGTAGCAGGGATGGTGCTGGTATCCAACTTGGCTGCTGCCACGCTGCCAGCAGCTACTTGAGTTCCATCAATACCACCGCCGCTAGTAAAATTTATCTTTGCTGCTGGGATAGAAGCATTATCAATTAATGCTGCGCCTTGCTGTACTAAATTTTTAACTGTAATTTTCTTGGTATCGCTTGCAGCAATTGAATACAACGGCAATACATCTGCTGCTGCTGGCGCTGTCTCAGCATTTAACTGATCTATCCGCTGGTTTGCCATTACGCGATCTCCTCTCCAAGTTCGAGAATGTCACCATCAGCGGTGCTTAGGACCATTCTATCACCTCCTGGATTCAGCAACAACTCATCTGACGTGACTGTTTGCACTCTAAGCGCAATTTCGCCAGTGGTGACAAATGTAAACCTGCTTTCAATAATGTCCCCAGCAACGCATTGGATAGCTGCATTAGTCATTATGCCCGTCACTTCAAACCATACCGCATCATTACTAGCGTTAGCTCCTTGCGCTTGACCTTCCGTCAAGATATAGAACTTTGCCTTAAAATCAGAGCCAAATTGTTGACGCAATAATAAATTATGCAGATACACAGCAATCTCAACATTGCCTGGGCTGGTATAGTCAAATACGCAATCGACACTGCCGTTGCCTGTAATCAAAGTGCTGTATTGATTTCTAAACTCATCACCAAGGCTTGATGTATCTATTGCTTCACGATCAGTTGATAATTCAAAACGTATAATATGTCCTAGGACTCTGGGCACTGAGTTGATAATTTTGCAATTAATATCAATGCTTGCTCCTGGTGTCGCTAGCGCAATCCTAGCGCCTGATGTATTAGCCACAGCAGCAGTGTAGCTAGTGTACAACCTTAACCCGCCAGCTTCATCTACATTAATGAACGCATTACTTTTGGTTAACGTCCAACCTGAAATAAATGACAATACGGAAGTACTGCTAAATTCTATAAAATCGCCTGTTATTAATGCGCCTTGCTTGAAATCAAAGCTGAACATATTTTTACCGGTATTAACATTCGACGGGGTGATAGTTCCACTTATGGTGTCGCCGCTATCCCTGATAAGTTCTATATTGCCAGCATTACCTAAATATACTGTCATAATACAACCCCAGTTGGTGCACCAGTAAATTGGAACTGGACGCTAGCTTGCATTACCTCACCAACCGCACAACTTAATTCTGCACTTGTAATAACACAACTGCCTTGGATTGATTTGCTGCCCCAGCCAAGTTTTATTACTAAAATGTCAGCTTCACTTACTGCTGTTGTTTTAAGGATACGTTGCAGTAATGGAACGGCTGCATCGTCATAATAAAAAATTGTTGCACTGCCGCTTAAAGTTCTAAGTCCTGGCACATAGTTGCGGTCGCTTTCGGTTAATACTGTGGTTTCAAGCGTATCAACAGTGCTAGATACGCTCCAGTTACTGACCTTCGCAACAGCTGTGCCATTGTAGGTTAAAGTGCCATCCTTGCCGCTGTAGTAAGTCATGTGTCAAGGATGCCAGTTAGTTTTACTGTAACCGACATGCGGCCAGTCTTTACGCTACTGAATTGTGGCGGCTCAGCATACCTATATTTTAGCCCCCATGGAATGCTAGAAAATCTATTTGCTTCATTTTCGCCTGATATACCCTCATGGAAGCCAGGATTACCCTCTTTCGGTTTGTAATCAACATGAAAAATACCTAATGTACCCCTACAATCGTGGTAATGATCATGTATTAAAGCTGCATTTGCATCACTGATATTATCAAAAGAAAGTGAAAATTCTGTATTGGTGCGTCTGCTGCCATACTGTACGCGAGCTTCTGCGCCATTCTGCGCTGAGAACTTAGTGCCAGGGAAATCACCAGGCACTAACGATCGCGTTGTTGGCGCAAGCGTTGGGAAGGTAGGCCCTTCAAAACTCATCGGTTGTTCTCCACTACAAACAGGTTATCGCTTAAATCCAGATATACGATATTGCCAGCATCCGTCACAAATACATGGCTGCCAGTGATTTCAACCATGCCCTCCTCATCATAACTAACCGCCTCGGCCTTGTAGACCCTTGCGTTATTGGCGACTGAATACACCGTAAATACCGCACCAGCAAATTTATTATTTGTCACAACGCCATTGGTTACCGTCATGGTATCCGTTAGCACTTCCGGCATACCAGGACGCCAAAAATAGACTTGGTTGCTGCCGCTTATTGCAGAACTTGAAATCACCTTGCCGTCATCTAATACGTAACCATTTTCAAACTGGTCTACATGGCGAGCCTGGGACGCCAACTTGAAATATGCCCCAGGCGCTACAGCTAAACCGTCCGGGAATGTCTTAAATGTAATCGTATGCGAAACATAACGCCGCGTTTGTATAAGTAATTTTGCAAATTGTATTGCATGAGCAGCGCTAGTACAAAAACCAGTAAAATCAACCGCTTCTAGTGGTGCTGATAAAGCCGTTGCATCTTCCGTATTGCTTAGCCGAACACTAATGCTGCGTGTTTCAGCAAAGCCATTTGGCACCTCATCCCGTATTGTTACGACAACCTGTGGCGCTATACGTTGTTCAGCAGGATACCAACTTACCTGTAAGCTGTCCTCGATGATATTGCCATCAGTGAATAATGCTGATATACGTGGCAACCTGTTGTAAGCACCAGTCAGTGTATAACCTTCTGGGAACGGTTTGCTTGCATCTATAGGGAATGTAGGTTGCAGCGAAATCTTGCCACCTGTTACCAGGAAATCAAGGAAAAAATACGCTGCATTTTCACTTGCCCATTGCCTGATATTTACTGAATTAGATAAAACGCCATCCCAGAACCATTTATTTGCAATACACACTTTGCAAGCTTCTTGGAAACCGGGCCAGTCAATCATCTCTTCAGGCACTAACTTATTGGCACCAGTTAATGGCGCACGTAGAAGATGCCTTAATATTTCTGGGAATAGATGCGATGGGCTTTTAGCCGTAGACGAACTGCTATAACCAGCGGCGCTGCCGGTAACAGGATTTACCATTTGTATGATTTCACATCCTTGCTTTGCGTAATAAGAAAAATTATTAAAGTCGTTCCATTCTTTACCGTTACGCATCTGTACACCAAGCAGTGCTAAATTATCATATTGCGGTGAGAAAGCTACGTTAGAACCACTTCTAAAGTTTTCGCGCTGTTCGTTTACATATACAATTTGGTGCTCTGGCCCGTTTTGGTGACTGCCTTCTTGCCCGTCATACATATATATATCAGCAGCCGCATCAAATTCTTCCAGAATGCCTTGGGGGCTATACATAACTGGGTTAGTTGCTTTACTACTTGTAATCTCCTCCCTATAACCTTTGTAGCTAACAGTAAATGTACCAAATCTCGCTACAGTGCTTGTATGTGTTTGCAGCCCGCCAGATCTTGCATCCAAAATGCAAGACTGCGCACCTGTCAATCTAGTGTATGTAAGAAATACATTACCTGGTATAGGACGGCATTTGATTTCATATTCAATATCTGTACGCGGAAATTTAATCCGTACAAAATTATACTGATCAACCGGGGTGCGACCTTTTACTGCAAATAAAGCGCCGTTTTCTGGTTCAAGATCGTGGTATTCTTCTGTACCACGTTCACGTACTTGAATACGAAAGAATGAATACCGCAGCCCATATTCACTATATGTACCAATATTAAAACTACCGCCACCTTTCTCAAGCTCCACAAGTGTACCTTCATCTGGTAAACTTGCAAAATTTGTAAAACCATTAAAACGTTTCCATACTTGCGATTTAATACCGATTTCAATTTGATCTAGTTTTCTTGCTGTTGTAATATGCCCTGTTGCTACTCTACAAATTGATGGTCCAATTGTAGGATTAACGCGCCCCGTAAGATTAAAACCACGGAAATCAGGATTATGGGTAGCAGCAAAATCTGAAACAATACGCAAATTACCACGCCGCAATACCTTAAAGGTATATGATTTATGAGTATTTTCTGTCCATGTTGCAGTCTCTGGTGATGAGCCAATGCAGGTTGTTTCCGCTCCACCAATAAGATAATTCTCACCAATCACAAGCACATCATCAGCAGCGCTGCGGTTGTTATTATCTTTACCAATAACATCATTAACACCAAACGAATCAAAATTATTTGGTGTGCTACTTCCGTAAATTGCAAATACAATAAGACTGCCAGGTTGAACACCTAACATATCCCTGAAACCTGATGGGTCGTTAGTTGTAACACCATTTACGCTTTGTATCCCGGTCTTACAAGAGAAGTGTGATTCAGTTTTATTCCTTTCAATATTGGCGCGGTTAGCTGATCTTTGCTCACGTTCCCATTCCTGTAGTTCTGCGCTAGATGCACCTGGTTGCGGCGGGAAGGAAACACGCACCCGCTTATATGGCAATCTATAATCTTGCCCACTCCTTAGCGGTTCATAAACACCAAATGCAGATAATGTAGTTGGGATGCGAACGCCACTAAAAAGAGGTTTGGGGGTAGCACCACCTAAATCAGCAAGGAATACATCTGGGTATCGTGGTTTTAATTCACCTGCTATTTTATTTGATTCAATTAATCTGCCTTCACCGCTGACGCCACGCTTGTAATAAATTGCAAATTTATTTACTTCGTAGCCTCTAAGTAAAGTATCACCAATTGCAAACCCTTCAATGCTTAATGTATTAGCGGCTGGCATCACACCATTACCAGCAAGAAGAATAGTTAATAATTCTTGCCCGTCACCCATACTTAATAATTGTGACCATAATAGCTTTGTATCAACCCGCACACCACCATAAGTAGTTGTGCCAATTGTCTCTTGATTAGCAAATACAAGCGGAATAATATCACCTAGCCGCGCCAATGGTTGTACTGATGTGAAGCCATCGACGCTTACAAATCTATTTTCGCCTGCGACACTAGCACCTGTTACATCTGGTGTTTGCGCTTGGCCTGGATCTGTCCTTTTTGGTAGCTTAGGTTTTGGCGCTAATGCAGACGCAGCAAAGCTAAGGCCAGAGCCAACTACTGTACCAACAATGCTAACTGTTAGTGGATCGCATACTACATGCGGCACATGGTCATATGCTGCATCGCGTTCAGGGCGGTAATTAGCTACCTTATTTGTGTACCAGTTATACTCTTCAATCGTCAACCCTAGAGTATCAATTAGTTGCTTTTCCCATGGCAATACCGCGCCTCGTATTTGACGTTTGGTGACCATACCACCCGGTTGGTTAAAGCGCTGCAATGAAGCCATCCGGTGTCAAAATAAACAGCTAGTCCATAGCTATTGCTAGCTTGCACTAACGCAATAATACCAGTTTCGCCTGGTGTTCCCCATAAGTCTAGTTGTTCCTTAAAAATGGAGGTGTCGCCTGCATGTAAACGCCGATACCAATTGCGGGCTGGTACTGGTGCTTGAATGCCATACCACGCCAATACGGTGCGGCATAAATTAATGCAATCCGTAGCACCATGCCTTATCGGGTCAGCACCAAGGCGGTATGGGATACCAATTAAATCAACTGGAGCGAATTGCCCCGGTGCTCGGCAATGCCCCGACCAATTCATTTGTGATACGAGCGTTAGGTGCTTGTGCTCCAACTGCATCCAATGCTGTACTTAGTTGCAATTCTACTGCTTCGGTATTGTAACCAAGTCCCGTAACCATCCAAAGTTCATCGCCAATTAATTGTTTAGCTGTATAACTATCGGTTAAAGTATAAGTTTCAACGCGCACACGCCAGTATTGATTAACGGCTGCTTGCACCCAACTTAAAGTTATTGGGTTTGCTGGAAATACCAATTGGCTGCTTATATTATCGCCACTTTTAGTTTTTTGTGCGCCACGGTAAATAAATGGCAACAGTGGATAATTCTCACCATCAAATGCAACAGTGCCTTCGGTAAAGAAATTTTGCCATCGTGTTGTAGTGTTGTTCGCTGCATCCGTAAATGTGATGAAATTGCCAATGATAAAAAGACTCATCTTAAACCTACCTGCCTGCGGTAACCGGGTGAATTACGCATCTGTGATGCTACTTTATCGGCGCCAGCTTTAGCACCTGCGGAAGCGGCACGTTTTTCTGTTGCCATCATTGCTGCCTGCAACTGCTCGGTACTGACATAATCCTGCCCCAGGAACCTAGTAGTTTCAAAGCTCATTGATAATACAGGAGTTGCTGCCGCCTCAGCGCCCATTGCATCACTGCTGCTATTACCGCTGCTGCTACCACCTTGGCGCTGGTAACGCGCCATTGCTGCTGCCGTAGCGTCCGCTGGAACGATAGTGCCTGAGGTGCGTGGCACGAATAACTCAGGGCCTTTCTCGCCGACCAGCGATGCCTTGCCAACTGGTGGATTGCCGCCAGCGGCAAAAGCAAACATCCTTTGCGGGCCTAGACTGCCCACTCCTGGCGCTATCTCAGGCATTTGGAATCCTTGGGCTCCCCCTCCTCCTCCTCCACCGCCAAACAATCCGGCTAGTGATTTTGCTATTGCGATTGCAGTGTAAGTAGCAATCATCTTTGTACCTTCCTGGATTAAGATGTCGCCTATAGATTTAAGGAAGTCAGAGAATACTTTTTGCGCTGTTGTTGTGCCTTCAACTAAACCTTGAACGCCTTTTGTTAATGAATTGCCAACAGCATCGCCAATACCTTGCGATACCCGAACAGCTACAGATTCAAGGTCTTTTAGTTGTGTTTGAGCAGATCCAATAAATTGTTGTATTGGTGACGAGGCAGCGGCGGTGGCTTCGGCGTAAGCACGAATTGCAGTTGCTGCCGTTGTAGCTGTCTTATTTAAATCGTTATATATTGCTACATGGTCCTTATTGTCCATATTAAGGGCTGAAGTCGCATCCCTTAATCTTTGGTTTACTGCTAATACTTGCAATTCACCTTCTATCAGCTCAGGCTTAACGCCTTCCATCTGTAACCGATTGCGTAATGTAAGTGCTTCTGATTGCAACCCTAATTGTGCTGCTTGCTCTCTAAAGGCAGATGTACTGGCTAAAATTCCTGCTGCTAAGTCTACCGCTTGAAATGATTTTGCTTGTGATTTAAGTAGTGCAAGCTGTTGTGTTAAACCTTGAATTTCTGCTTTTGTTTGATCTACATTCTCGCCAGGTACGCCGCTTACTCCGCCTCCCATTGCTGTATTTGGCCTTACAAAATATCCACCTTTAAATGAATTAAGATCAGGATAATTTCCTGCTTTTAAGCCTCGGCTGCTGGATTGATGAAATACATTTTGCCCGCCAGTATATACTCCAACATGTTGCTGTGGCCCACCTGGTTTATTGCTTGCCAAGATATCACCAGGTTTGATTTTACTAAAATCAGTCATTACAGTGCCAGCTTTGCGCACTGAATCTGCTAATGCAGTAACGCCAGGCAATGTAATTCCTAATGATTTATAAAATGCTTTTACTGATTCTGAGCACATATTTGCAACCCCAGTAAATTTACTGGCTGCTTGAGTTGCTGCATTAAGTTGGCTAGTGCTAAACCCGCCGCCACCACCACCAGCAACGGTAGTAGATTGCACTTGATTCATTTTTGCGCCTGATTGCAATCTTTGCTGCGCTTCTTTGATTTTGGTTTCTAATTCTTTAATCTGTGCATTAAATGAAGTTGAGCCCATCATCATAGATTGAATGATGCCAGCTTGCTCCTTGGCAGCGCCAGTAAATTTATTTACAAAATTACTAAGTTCTTTTTCTTGCAATTGGCGTTGCAGGTCGTAGCGTAATTTATCAAGATCAACTTGATTTCTAAATATTTGACCATCAATTTGCATTTGATATTGCGCTGAATCCATAGCTAATTTGCCAGCTAATTTCGCTGCTTTTTCTGCGTCGCGTGCTGCTTTATCTTTGCCTTTGCCAGTTAAAAGTGCAGGAATTTCAAGATCTTTCTTTACTTGCTTTTGCGCGCCTTCTACTTGTTTTAAAGCTTTTAGATTTGAATCAATTTTTTGCAGAATTACACCTTGTAATGTAACAGCCTTGGACGCATTAACATCTTCTGAGCTTATATTTTGCAATACTGCTGAATATTGTTGAAGTACTTGTAAATTTTGATTAATGCCAGCTTTGTTTTTTTGACCAGTGACCTGACCTACGCCTTTTGTAATTCTATCGACCGCTTCACTTGAGGCGCCAACATTTAAAGAGGCTTTCGCACCAGCAATATTTCTTGCAAATCCGCCGCCACGGCCTGCGGCAATTGCATTATTAATGGCATCAATAACAATAATTGCTTGATTGAAGATCTCTTTTAAAGCAGGACTAAGGACTTCTCCTACCCTTCTAGCTAGTGATTCAACATTGTCAATTAATGTACTAAATTTGCCGTTAAGTGTGTCGCTTTGCGCAATGGCGCCATTGGCGTACTTACCTCCAGCATTAGTTAATCTTATTATTGCAACTTCAACAGCTTCTGAACTAATGCGACCTTTGGCTAATGCTTCTTGTAATTTTTGCCCTGACAACCCATACATCTTTTGCAGTTCACCCTGCAAAGCAATGCCGCGTTCTTGGAACTGCAACAGCTCCTCGCCTTGCAACCGGCCTTTAGCTTGCACCTGGCCGTAAGCTGTAACTAACCCTTGCAGCTCAGCGCCTGTAGCGCCAGAAACATCAGCTAATCGTTTTGTAGTTTCAACTACTTTGTCAGCTTCAACACCAAATGCTTGCAGTCGTTTGGCTGAATCAATTAATTCGCTTGATGTAAATGGCGTTACAGCACCAAGTTGCTGCAATTCTTGAATAATTTGTTTTGCTTTTGTTGCGCTACCTGTAAGAACTTCTAGGCTACGTGTTTGGCTTTCAAGCTCAGCAGTTTTTGCAAATACAAATTTAACGGCTTGTATTGCGCCAAGTGCAATAGCTAATTTACCAACCGTTTTAAATAAACCAGATACAGCATTATCAGTTGCCTTTACTCCCTGCTGAAATTGCCGTAGCGATTGCTGCGCACCACTACTGTCAAGATTAATGGCAACATTAGCAACAGGACCCGCCACAGCTAACCACCTACTACTAGATCCAGTCTAGCGTCGCCGTCGCATCGCAGCTTCTTGCTCATCATTGCTTAATTCAAAATAAGCTGACCACAGAAGCAATTCTTCCATAGTCAGCTCTGAATTTAATTTAGTTAACGTATAGCCTAATTCTTTAGCTACACCAAGCTGGAGCCTAAGCAGGTTATCCTTTTTAAGCTCCGCCTTTATTTTTTTGTATCCACCTCTTCCTTGATGTCTTCGCTAATGACAGCAAGCATTAATAATTGCAAATCAGCATCACGCACCTCGTTTTTTAGCTCCGCAATTTCACCAGCAGCAAATATCCGCTGGCCGTTTTCATCTGTTGCTTTTTGTACTAGCAATTGCAACGCAAAAGCATTTACATCATCGGATACAGCATCCTTTTGTGCTCGCTCACGTTCAGCCATTGTTAATGGTGAACGGTAGAACACAAATTCAGCGCCATCACTTAGCAAAACCGTCTTTTTGACGGGCACTAAATTAGCAGCTTTTTTTAACCGGTCTATTGCCCTGAGTGCAGTGGATGCCATTAGTTATCAAGCAGTGGTAGAGAAGTCGAATGTAGGAACGCCGTTTGGACGGAAAGTGATTTCCACTATCTGTGCATCATCAGGGTTGATACTGCGTGAGGCGCTTAGGAGTGTAGCTTCCACTGCAATGCTACGGCTTAAAACTTCAGTGCTTTGCTTGTCCATATAAAGCTTGAATGCTGCACCTACTTGCTGACGTTGAAGCACGTCTTCTACCATGCGGTTAGCTAGTGCTGTATCGTCACTAGTTACGAATACAGTCGCACTGCCGTCACCCTCGGCAAAGCCTGGGATATAGGTTCTGAATGGTGCGTACTGACCAAGGGCTTGGCCGATGGTTGTGGTGTCAATTTCAGCGCGGGTTATGTTAAAACTCCAGTTTTGCACTGAAGCTACAGCAGCAAAATCGGTATAAGCGATGGTTGCAAATAAAGCGCCAAAACCTGAAGGTAGCGCTGTTGCAGTTAGCGCAGAACCACCTGCTGTGGCGCTTATTGTCATTATCCCTGTGGTTGCACTGTAAGTTTTTACAAACGCAGCGCCTGCTGTAATAGCGTTGGTTGTGGTTGCGCCAGCAGGATAAGTCAGTGTTACGGGGTCGTTGACTCTAAAACCCAGGTATGCACCAACTGTTATGTTGCCAGCAGAAGCAGGAAAAGCGGATGCCGCCAATTCGACACTAGTACCAGCGGGCTTGTAGTAAAGAGCACCGGAAGTGCCGGAAAGAACGGTAACGGCCATTGATTTAGCAGATGATTGGCTTGTTTTAGTATAGCGTTAATCCAAGTAAGCTTCAAAAGTTGCGGTTAGTTGTGTTTGAAAATATGGTTCAGGTGATGCAGGCGTTACAACTGCTGGCCCTGATGCGGCATCAAATATAATGCTTGAGAACTTAGCGCGATCGAATAAATCTTTGATGCGTTCAGCAATGGTGTAATTCGCTGCTGCACCAACACCAACAGGCGTGAATACATTTACTACTAGCACGCCGTTTTGACGGTTGAACCCTACACCGCCTGTAGGCAGTAGCGTTGCATAAGCATTATTGCCAAATCGTATAAATGTTTGTAGCCATGGTGCATTACCTGGCGGCGTAAATGGTACGTTTTGATAGCTGACCGGATAGACCGGCGCAATTGCCATCTCAGTAGCAATACGGCCTTCAATAGCAGCGCGGACGTTGTTGTAGGTGCTGCTCATGATTCTCGGCCAATCTTGGCGGCGGCAATAATTACTCTGCCTTGCACATCCTTGGCGACGCCTTGAATCCAGCCTGGCGCTGTCTGCTTGCTGCTGCCATTAGCAAGAGATTCCGCATATGGCAGGTTGTTGTGCACGCTATAGACGTTGCCAATGCGTTCTTGCTGGTAGTTCATCTTGCGCAATGGGAACATCGGGGCTGCTGGTGGGCTTGTCTTGTCGCGACCAGGGTTGCTTGGTGATTGTTGCGGGCCAGCATCGTATGTGCCTGCTGAATTTTCGCCCACCTGCCAGCTAGCACGGAACCTACCAGTATCAACTGGGCTTGCTTGTTTCAATAAACTATCAGTTTCTAATACTGCTGCACGTAATAGTTTTTCCATTTGGTTATTGGCATAATCACCAATATCTTGAATGCGGATATTTCGTGCCATTATGCCCTCAAGATCAACTCATAGGTTATCGCTGTATTATCTTGCTCAGTCGTCGCAACGCTAATTATTTGATGCACTACTGATGCAATCAGCACTTTATCCGCTGGTGTTGGTGCATTTGCAACATCTGCTGCGGCAATCGTTAACCGCTTGTCACCAGCTTGGATTAGGTCATTCACCTCACGCAAATTAACGTCCTCAAGTACACCACGCACTGCGGTATCAGCAGCAGTTTCGGCTGCGGTGCCAGTAGCTGGATCGTAAGCGCCCATCGTGATGCGGCGGATGGTCGCTACGCCGCCAAACTTAGCCATCAGCTTGCTAGCAACTTTCCGTAGCGGGCTGGAAAGGCTCATATTTTATACGCAATGCAAGCGCCGTTATTAAGTTTAATGCTTGTGAATACACCACGGATTTCAGAACCTGCCGGAAATGTCTCACCGTCTAATGTATTGCCCGTCATGTTAGTGCTAATAATTGTATTAATGTGAGTGTTTTCAAAAAAATCAATGTGGTTAAATCTACCAGTGTGCACAGCCGTGTCACTAATAACCTCACCGCCGAGCGTGTAGTCAACATCGCCGCCCTGGTGGCCTTTGAAGCTCATATCTTGTACGCAATAACGGTGCCGCTGGTGAGCGTAATAGAGGTGAATACGCCACACATCTCGCAGCTTGCCTTGATTGGAATTGCTGTAAGTGCATTGCCGGTATAATCCAGCGCCGTAACGCTTGCAATTACTGAATCCTCTAATGCCACAATCTCGCCAAACCTGCCGGTATGAGCAGCAGTATCGTCAATGAACTCAGCGCCTGGATATTCGCTCATGATCGTTTGATGGAGAAGTTGCCTGGTCCGCTGATTCTAATGCCTGTCAGATATCTTTCCACCATGGGAGGAATTTTGTCGGCGCCGACGGCACCGCTGAAATTTGGCGTTACGTCAAGACTACCGATTTTTACATTCTTAAAATCTTCTAGTCCACTGAGCCCAATGCCATCGGTGTTGTTATTTAGGTATGCCGCAAGCAGCACCTGTGCATATTGCACCTGCGGCGGAATTTCGTTGTCGTTAAAATAATCGGTGGTAATGCGAAATGGGAAACCGACGGCATAAGTATTGATATAAGTATCGGGCCTTCTCACACCAGTACGCGGCCATTGCAACGACTGCGTATCAGTTGCCCTAGCACCTAGGAACCGTTCACGATCTAATCGTTGTGTCGCGGTGTAAAGTGCACGATTTTTGGCATCTGTAGTAGCAGCAGCCCATGCTGTAATATCTGCATCCAAGACGAGCCCGTCAACTATCAACTGGGCATTCGCCAGCGTTATGTACGAGTTTGCGTCGGCGGCGTTTGGTGTCGCCACTATCACGATTGCCATCAGTAGCCTCCTCTGGTATTAGTGTAGGCTCCGCAATAGAAAATGAGGCCACCTCCTGGGAGATAGCCTCACGATCACGCATTCTGCGGAATGCAAATAAACCCATCAGCCTCTAAATACTGTGAAAGCAGGAGTGCCAACAGCAGTACAAACAAACACATAGCTGGCGCTAGTAGCAGCAGCAACTGTTGCCATGCCAGCAACACCACCAAGGGTGATGCCAGAAGCAGCAGCAGTTAATGTGATCGCGTGAGTGGCGGCGGCAACGTTAACAACATTAAGTTGAAAACTGGTGCCGATCTCAAGTGGACCTCCAAAGAAGGTCTTGAGTTCAGCGCCTGTAGGAGTTGTAAGTGCACGTCCCGCAGTTGGGGTCATGGTTACAATTCCGCCAACGCACTCCTCAGCAGTCAAAGTGGTAGCTGCATCTGTAGCAGCTTTCAAAGGTCGCTTAACGGCTGTTACTTCTAAAACAGCAAGGTCAGAAGTTAGCTCAAAAATTGAAGATGGCATGATTAATTACCTCAGAAGTTGGATGTAACTGTGGCTCTACAAATTCCGATATTTTTGGTTTCATACACTTTAGACCAGTTGCCAATAGTGGCAAGTTGAGCTTGAGTTGGGTTAACGGTGGTCGCCCATTTGGCGCCAATGGGGTGGTAGCAGTAATGTAAATCAATTGACATGGCATCTGACTTAGCCAGAATGTCACGGTCAGTCTCAGTATTGAGCCCCATTTGCTCACCGCTGCCAATAGCGCCAGCAGTGAAGAAATACACCGGATAGTTGGTGCTGGTAGGTGCTAAATCATCACTAACAATTACCCTCAAACCCATATACGTTGGTACTGTTGGGTTTTCATATGCACCGCTGATGCTGCCGGCAATCGCGTTAATGGTGCTAGCGCCAGTAGCAGCAGTGCTTAGACGTGCTTCTGTGTTAGTGATGTAATCAATGGCTTTGCGTTCTACGAGGTCGTAATACACCGCAGAGTGCATTGCCACAGCAGTTAGCTTGTCGCCTTGATCACCAAGTAATGCACGTGCTTTTGCACATTGGCGAGGGCCAAGTGCAGTCATCCCACTGAGATCGAGCGATAATCCAGCAAATGCAGCGCCGGTGTTGGAGGTCAAGCCGCCAAATACACCTTCAAGGCACTTGATGAGATCTTTTTGACGTTGGTTAGCTACATAGTCAGCCACTTTTGCGCCGATAGCAGCCATAGGATCGGCGCCAGCAGCAAGAGCTGCGAGATCGCGTGATTCGAATGCACGGCCACGGTGTAATACAACACCAACCTGCTTATCAGCAGTGATCTTGCCAGGTGTCAATGAAGAGCTATCAGTAAGCACTTCAAAGTCACCAGTTAAGTTAGCTTTGAAGTATGGAATGTTAATGAAGTCGCCACCTTCGGTAGCGTTCAATTCCGCCATTGGTTGCACAACACCCGATGATAAGAAAGCATCACGCAGGGTTGTTTGCTCAATCACATACGGAGTAAAGATCTCCGGAATGATTAAATCAGAACGTAAAGTTGCCATTAGTCCTCTTAGAAATGGTTTACAGGTTAGGGCGCAGCCCTATTACCAGCGCAGCCGGTTGTCGATACTCTAGCGGTTAGCTTTAAAGCGATCGTACAAATCACGGTCAGTCCTAAACAATCGTGCTTGTTCCGTCAGGTTAAATGATTCCGGCGCAAATGGATTTTTAACGCCTGTAGGCAAGCTGCTTGGTGTGCCGCCTGATGGTGCACCGCTGCCTTGTGGTTTTGGTGCCTTTTGCATCCATGCCGGTAAAGTTTTTGCCCATTCTGCTACTGGGGTCCGTTGATACCCATTAACTACTACAACAGTGCCATCAGCTTCACGTTCAATTTGATCGTTGCCTAGTTTGTTCTTTAAAACCATATCTGGATCATGCACGATATCAGCTAATGCTTGGATTGCTGGTGCTACGAGTTCAAGGTCTTTGATTCTGGTTTCAAGTTCAGTAAGGCGCTGGTCCTTTTGCGCCGTCGTCTCACGGTACTGCTGCTCCAGAGCTTGCCTTGCTTCGGTATATCTGCCGGCGGATTCAAGTTCGGTTTGCTGGGCCTGGCGCTTAAATTCGAGCAGTTCGTCAATGTCCACACCATCAGGCAACTTTGGTGCCTTTTTCGCGGCACGTAATTCAGCAATCAATTCTTGGTTTTTGCGTTCAAGTGCTTCGATGCTTTTTTGCGTTTCATCTGTTGTTGCTTGGATTTCTTCAGACATTGATATTTTGCGTTTGCAGTTGTATCTTACCTACCATTTTTCTTTATCTGCCCAAAATGCAGCACTCATTTTCCCTTTAGCAATATCAGCAGCAAATCTTGCTTTGAAGCTGGCACGTCGTGCCTTATCAGCCGCAGATTCACCTTTAGTTGGTGGGCTGCCGCTTACACCTTGCTGGCCGAATCGTATGAGCTTAATGGTGTCGCCTTCTTTAGCGAGTACCGCATGTGATTTCTTAGGATGGCTTGGTGTCCGCTTAGGTTTGTTGTAACCATCAAATTGCTCGCCGCGATAAGTGATCACTTCTTCTTTGGCTTAGGTTTCTTAGCAGTTTTTGCAGCAGCTTTGAAATCACTTGCGCTAGGGCGATCAGGATCTTTTTTGCCTGACATGCGCTCCTTGCTGCCTGCCTTGATGCGTTCTTGTTTAGCGTTGATGTTGGCGTAAAGACCAGGCTTAGCTTTTTTGGGCACCGTAACGCTTGCGGAGGTCATTTAATGATAGCTCCGACCCATCGTCACGCACGAGCTTTGCCATTGCATCCCGGGCGCCATGCTTTTCAGCTAATTTATTGAAATAAACTACTTTATCTTTGCCTAATACTTCTTCCTGCACTGAGCGCGGTTGATCTTTTAACCATTGACCATAGCTTGTATTAACTGGCACTGGACCATCTTTACTGGCGCGTGTTGCAACTGTTGATGGTGGCAAGATATCAGGATCAATGATTGGTACCGTTGTACTGCGACAATTAAAATGTTGTGGTGGCATCGGCCCTTTGCCATACTCAAACTCACGGCCATCTAATGCGCGGCATATTGCACTAGTTCTAGTGTCAAGCGTTGCGATGTATCGATATTTTTTAGTAATGTCTTGATTCGCTTCATATACCTGCTGGCTGGCAGCATTAGCAACCTGATTAATGCTTGTGCGTACAAGCGCCATTATCTGGTTGTCAGCTATAGAAGTTGATTGCCCGCCGGCTGCAATAATCTTTTTAAGCGCCTTATTGATCATCGTGGGCTCTTCGCCAAATTGTAAGCTACCAATTAACCGCTTTGCAATATCAGATGTAGTCTCACCTGTTAATAAGCCATTGCGTACCACTTGCCCAAACTGTTCAGCTTGATCGACAGCGATACCACGGAATGCTTTGCTTACCACCTCACCGTTAGGCAGTGTAATCATTGTGCCTTTTGCTGCCGTGAGGCTGAATGTGCCAGTGCCTGCTTGATTTGCTAACGCTTCTACGCCATAGACGGATTTATATAGATCATCCGATAATGCCACAACATTAAGCTGTGTCGGGTCAGTTGTAACTACTGATTGCGCAAATTGCGGGCTGATTTCAACTGTATTAACTGCGGTGCGTGCACCTGCGGGTAGTGCCTTGCGTAATTCATTAGTAACGAAATCTGATTGCAGTTCTGCTAAACCTTGCAGCTCGCTTGCAGTGATAGCAGTACTATCACCTGACCATGTATTAAGGCTGTCTTTAAGCTGGGCTAATATTGCGCGTAATCTTGCTGCTTTTACTGGTGCTGCTAACTCATCAATTGTTCGCAGTTGATTCACCGCATCAATAATAATATCATTATAAGTTGTAATTACTTGACGTCCTACACTATTACTGTAGCGGTTTAAGTCAATTGCGTTACGAAATAGGGCTGCCGGTATCGTCATTCAGCCCTCCGTTAGCAGTTGCGCTTAGTTCTTCTTCTACATCAAAATCATCTCCCAAAACCTCGCCATCTGCAAGTTGTTGCAATAATGTTTCCTGCGTGATGGTGCCGGCGGTATAAAGCTGTAGTAATGCTTGGATCTCTTGAGGTTCTAGCCTTGCGCCAATAAAATCACGATTTACTAGGCAACTGCCAGCCGCTTCACTAGTGCCGAGATATTCAGCATGAAAGCGTAAACAGTTATCGATCATGTCTTGCACGTTTTGGGCTACAACCATCATCGTTGAATCGCCTTGGCTGCGGTCGATGCGTTTTGCTTCTGCCGTTTCGGCACTTAACTTTTGACCTAATACTGCCGATAAGCCAAGCTCATTAATCTGCCCTGCAAGCTGCTCTAGCCGCTTGAATTGGTACTCAAAACTTGCACCACCTGGCTCTATAAATTCCGCCCTTCCATTCTCGGGAAATGCAATAGCCTCTCCTGGGCCTGCTGATACTTCTTCTGCTGCTGACGGGAAGCCAAAGAATGCCAACATCGGCACTGCTGATATATGTAGCTGATTGTCAAGATCCGATTGTATTTGATACGTTTTTAGGTTTAGTTCTGCGATATCTTCTAGTGGTGGCCTTGATTCTAAATAACCAACGCGGTTGCTGTATGCAACGCTGAATGGTATCTCACTAAGGCTGGTATTACCTTCTTCTACAATTTTAAACTCGCTGTTATCTTGCTTTTGATGTAGCTCATACGCGCCTGGTATTAAGACCCGAACCTGCTGCACTGCCTTTTCGCCGTAATCACCATCAGGCACAATCACTGATTCCAGCAATCGCAACATTGTCAGTTGCTGCTGTCCGTCTTTCGCTTCAGTGCGCCAGCCTAAAATTTGTCGTGGTGTGTAGGTGCACCAATACGGTCTACCGCCATCTGATGGCGCATCAACTAATGTTCCAATGTGACCGTAACGCACCAACTTGCGTGCAGTTTCATATGTCCAAACATTTAGGTCATTTCCCTGCAAATCTACATCAAATAGTTGTTCACGTATGTTGTCGCTGGTATCATTTAGCCTGACGGGCTTACGTGTTAACATCCCTGCCAACATCCGCTCTAAACGTTGATAGTAAGGCGGAACTACGCTACGTGCTAAGCGATTATCATAAGACTCATCCTGTTCGCGTGGCTCCTGCGGCAAGTAGCGGCGGTGCCTGCGCCTCATGCCATAGGTGCCGCCCATCAAATCTTCAATCAGCATCCAATGTGGCTCTTGCGCATACCATGCGGTATTTGCATCTTGCACACGCACGACCTTGCGGTCAGCAGTAGGCCGGTCGTACAGGTTCGGACTTGAATACATGCAACCGGCCTTTTGTTAATAGATTCTAATGCCTGTACCGCGCCCAGCCCCAGCGTGTAGCGGGTTGAACTCACGCCACACTAGGTAGCCCAATGCGTCTGTCATGTGGTCATGTCCGCCTTCTTTATCCGGGGCACCCTTATCGTTATAGCATTGCAGCTCTAGGCATTCGGTCATACGTTTGCAGGTGCTGCTGACTTGCAGCCGGTGCTCGCCTTTACCATTTTCGAGTAATCCTTGCACTGCCGCGACACGATCGCGCACAGGTGGATTGCTTTTAGGCGATTGGTTGCTGATGCCATATTGCTCCAATATCTGGATATCGGTTTGCGTTGCA